AGGATGCCTGGCCGCCGGGCTTCAACACACGGTGAAATTCATACAGTGTAAACAGCGGATAAGGACTGTGTTCCAAGGCATGTCTGCACCAGATAAAATCCACGGAGTTATCCTCCCAGGGCAAGTCACTCATGTCAGCATGTGTTATTTTGAGACCTGCTGATTCACATGCTGCCACATCGTCAGGACTGAGTGTGACTCCTGTGACATCTTGATAGCCCAATTTATGTGCGGCTTGTGCAAACAAGCCTGGACCACATCCTATGTCAATGATGCAGGCTTCGTGTTGCAAATCAAACTCAGGCAAAAATTGTTTGGCAAACTCAGGGATGATTTGATCATGAAATCCCCCAGGCACCTCACTGTAAACAGTGCTCAGGGCCTGTTGATTATAGCGTTGGAATTTTTCAAAATTCATCTGACGTTACCTCTTTGGTATAGAATCTACTGACATCATTATCATCAGGCCCTGTAACAGGTGTCAGTGGCAATTCTGTCAGTACTTTTGGCCAAGCAATGATGGACATCAATCCTGACATTCCAAATACATTTTCAGCATTGCCGGCAAAGTTATTTGGGTTGTAGTTGTTGATCTGTGCCCAATAAAATCGATAGCCCAAAGGCTCCAAAAATTCGTATATCTCTCGCAGTTGATTAGATTCATGTGCTTCATAAAAGATCACTGGACATTTCTGTTGTATGATTTTTTTGCATCCTTGCAACACCTGAAGTTCAGAGCCTTCTACATCTATCTTGATCATGTCTGGCAAGTCCAGTCCAGCTGTGTCTAGGGCAATGGCGGTGGTTTCAATGCCAGAAAAATCATTGGTTACCTTTACCATGCCAAAATTACCTGTGATTTCTGGATCGTAGTCCGTGATATAACATGTGTTATTAGTGTTGGACACTGCATATTTTCCAATAAAAACATGATCAAGGTCTTTGGTATTTTGTTCCAACAAAGCATAATTTTTAGGATGCGGTTCAAATGCATAGACTTTCTTGGCCACACTGGCAAATGCAGTGGTGTGATAACCTATGTTGGCTCCTATATCGTAGACCACGGAATTTTCGTTCAGCATGGCCAACAAAAATTCCAGTTCAAATTGGCTGTACTCTCCGTAGAGATCTAGACTGCGTCCAATCATTTCATCAGTGCTGTAGAAACTGAAATTGTTGCTGTATCTAGTTTTTGTAGATTTAATCATGAAAATACCTTTACTCCATATCTTGTTTCAAAACGGTCAGCATCTGCTCGATCATTGACCATGGGCTCGCCACGTATGTTCAAACTGGTGTTGAGCAACATGGGACAACCTGTTTGGGCGTACCATGCTTCCAACAACTTTCTTATGCCTGATCCATCCTTCGCCACAGTCTGTACTCGGCTGGTGCCATCAACATGACATATGGCAGGATAAAGATCAGGGTAACGACAGCCAGCTACTGACTGCATGAAGTCATGAGTATGCCAACCGCTAGGCATATCAAAATAATTGCCAGCCAGTTCAGCCAAAACAACAGGGGCAAAAGGTCGGAATTTTTGTCTGCGTTTGATTTCATTCACTCGGTCTTTAATTTCTGCACCTCGGGGGTCAGCCAGGAGACTCCGGTTACCCAGTGCTCTGGGACCAAATTCAGCGCGACCAGAGGCCACTCCTGCAATTCCAGTATCAAGTAGATGGCGCACAAGATTGTCAACAGGATAAGCACCGGGAATATTGTGACCAAGGTAAGCATTGTGCCAATGCAGACGCTTGCCATACGCAAGGGCAGCCGCACCCAGGCTTGACCCAGCATCTCCTGGGCAGGGCATGATCCAGACATTATCAAAGTATTCCCCTAGTTGTCTGTTGGCCAAACAGTTGAGTGCCACACCACCTTGATACACAAGATTGGTTGACCACTTGAAATCTCTAGCTCTACGCATGACATTGCCTATCAGGCGTTCTAACAATCGCTGAGCAGCGGCAGCAATGTCCGCATGATCAACACCACCCATGAATTTATCATTAACACCTGTGTGCAAGTTTTGTTTAAATTCTATGTTATACGGGTCACTGATCAGCACTGCTTCCATGAGATCATGGTAATGGTCATTGCCATACGCTGCCATGCCCATGGTAATATATTCTTCGTCTAGTGGGTGTAGGCCCACACGCTGAGTAATTGCACTATAAAAGAGACCCAGGCTGTGCGGATACTGCTGCCCCCACAGTCGTCGATACTGTGCTTGTCCTGATGCATCATACTCTGCTCCCCAGATTGATATAGTATCCCACTCGCCTATGGCATCAATCACCACCACGGTGGCACGGTCATATGGGCTGGTTTGAAAACCTCCGGCTGCATGTGAGAGATGGTGACTGTAACAACTGTGTGATGCTTTTGAAAAAAATCCTTTGAGTTGTTGCTCAAGTATTTGTTTTGTGGTCAACTTGTGCCACTCTATGCCTTGGCCACTGTACAATTGACGTAGTTGTTTTTTCCATGGCGTCTCATAGTAAGCCACATGATCGATGGCAAAATTTTTGTCACATGCGTCCAAGATTAGACCAAGGTTGATGTCAGCATCATTTTTCTTCTTGCTGTAGCGTTCTGCATGTCCAGCAAATACAATGTCACCTCGTGAATTGATCACTGTGGCCGCGGCATCATGAAAGCCAGCTGAGATACCTAAGATATTCATTTGTAGATAAAAGGATCTCGTTTGCGAAGTTCTTTTAATTTTTTACGATAACGTATTTCTAACGTGATTCTATCCCAAATTCTGCGTATCCAATTCATTTCAATCTCCTTATTTGTTGTTCAGCATAGTCTGGATCGCTCCAGCAATATTTATATGTAGCTTCAACTGAACTGGTTCGAATTTTATACACATCCAAATGTTCGGCCAGCTGTTGCCAAATACGGTTGTAGTCCAGGGTTCCAAAACTGCGAGAAAGATTGACTTGCGCTACTTTGGGATGCCCGATTGTCAAACTTTTATCGTCAGGATCAAATCCATTGTTTGTTAACCAGGCTCGGAATTCTGCAATTTTTTTAATTTGCCAATCATGTGCTCCGGGATCTCTAGCCCACTCAATATCAAAATCTCCAGCAGCTTCAATTTGATTGCTTAGGCTGGTTGTTATCAATTGGTCTACGCCGCTGCCTTCATCGTTGAACACTTCCCAATGTGTTTTGCTCACGGCCTTGTTCACGCCCACATACACTCCGCCTATTTTTCGATTCAGTGTCTCAATGCCAAACAGTTCGTAATCTTGAGGTTCTAGTGTGAATCTAGGAGCATTGAGCCAGCACATCAGCTGGCTGGGTCGCCGCCACTCAGGGGCTTGTATGACTTTACGCATGCTGAGCACAAGACTTTCATATTCATGACACAACAAGTTGAGTTGGCGTATATGCCAGCGTGTGCCAGCATCTGCTTGAAGCCAATAAGGACTCATGGCACCCGATTGTCCTTGCAGGTCTTCAAAGTAACGATGCAACCAATTCATTCGGGCATGGTTGACGCCAAGATCATCCTGTATGGTATCCGTCACTGTGAAATGGTCACGAATTGTGTAACCTAAATTGGCTGAGTTAATGGCTGAGATACTGGCGTTGATCTGATCAATGATGTATTCGGCTGTGCGTTTGCTTTCGGTCCAGCCAAGCCAACAGTAATTTTTTTCCAAATGCAAATCATTGGCAATGATGTCATTCAGTGCTGAGATCCATTTGCGGCTGAGACTGTTGTCTGCCACATCTATGTACACTGTTAGTTCACTGTTGTGCCCTCGTAGGGTCATTTCAATTTGGTCAAGCAATTTGATTCCACCATTCTAGTACCGCCGGACGACCTGCCAGGATTTCTGCCATGGTTGTGGGCTGGGTGCGTATGTTTTCTAATTGTAACACACGAGCCTTGCCTTTTGCAATGCCTTTGTGATATTGATCTGGCCATTGTTCTTCAAATGTAGGCCGCTGTTTCAATTGCAACAACATGTCGTGCAAGACTCCATCCACATCGGACGCCAATTCATCAATCCAGGGCTCGAGCAATGATCTAGGCATGGCCAGTGGACTCATCACAATGTCTGGCGTGAATGAAAATATCACTTTGGCCAGGACGTCAACTCCGAATTTTTGGGCAAGTTGTTTAATACGTGTAACTTCAAACATTCCGGGCAAAGTGAGCGTAAAGTCAATTCTGACTTGACGTCTGTGATGTTGGATCGCAACTGCTTGACCAAAATTGTCAAGCCACTGATCATAGTTGAGGCCCGTTCTAATGTATTCTCCAATTGTGCCTGTGCCGTCGAGGCTTGCACATATCTGCCAATCACGCAGCCCGCCAAGAATATCGCGATATAAATTAACACCTCGATAATCCACTCTGGATAAATTTGTATTGTATCTAGCATAAACACGTGGTCCATCCCCTAATTCAACTATGCGTTTCATGTAACGCCAGTGTTGTTCATACATGAGTGGTTCGCCACCTACCCAGTACACTTCTTCAACACGATGCTGTTCCACAGCCGCAGCAAATTCTGCTTCAACTTGACTGTCTTGAAATGCGGAAATTTCTTGTCGCACTGCGGGTTGCATCCAGGTGTTCTTGGGATTTGACCAATCTGTCATGTTGTGTTGACGTTGTTCGCTTTCCCAGCTTGAACTCAGCATGTCACCGCAGGTTCTACATTTGAAATTGCATAAATTTGAAAATCTATAATCCCAACTCACAGGTTGCATGGTGGTGTGGCCCGAGTCGTCTGTGGTCTCCCATATGTCAGGATACTTGTGCTTGAACAACTGCCAGAAATATGTGCGATAAACATCAGTATTCAACAGCTTGTTGTTGCACACTTGGCATTCGGGCAAGATTTCGCCTGCCATCATACGTCGACGAACACTCTGCATGTGTGGTGAATTCCAGTGCTGTTCTAATGTTATAGGAATATATTTGCCTGACCCTGCATCAGTATCTATGTATTGTTTGAAATTCTGCGCAGGCTCACGTGACGCACAACACATACGACGCTCGGTTTGCGGACTGAGGTAGGTATGCACCCAAGGTGCCATGCATAGACTCATTGGTAATCAATCAAGTCAGCAAATTCGGGTTCAACTGTGCGTAAGTTTTGATTGCGTTTACGATCCAAGTCTGCAATTTTCATACGCAACATAAATCCATCTGTTGACGCACCTGTATTCATGAAGTCCACAATGCGGTCAAACTCTTCACGGTACTGAGGCGGCACGTCTGCTGAGCGTAGATGTTCTGTGATTGCTGCCTTGGCAGTGTCTGGCAATGTGGCAATACTGAAGTACCAGGCATCGTGCATCATGTTCCAGTACACAAAGTCAAAACCTTGGGTCACAATCCAACGAGCCAGTTGATCAATGTAACGCACATTGAACACATTCACAGTACTACAGCATTGCAACC